AAGGCCCTAAAGGCGCAACTGGCGAGATGGGACCGCAAGGCCCTAAAGGCGCAACCGGTGCAACCGGTGCTACTGGCCCGCAAGGGCCTAAAGGCGCAACTGGAGCCACCGGTGCGACCGGAGCAACAGGCCCGCAAGGGCCGACGGGGCCGCAAGGCCCTAAAGGTCCGACCGGCCCGCAGGGGCCGACCGGCCCGCAGGGGCCGAGCGGCGGCGAGATCAAGGACACGCACAACGACAACCAGCCGCCGAGCTGGTACATTGAGAACCACCATAAGGAGACCGTGGTCGAGTTCAAGTATGCAGGCGTGATCGGGCTGTCTGGCGACGCCTACGGCGTGCTCGTGACCCTCACGCCGTGGACAGACCCCTCGGGCGGATACCCGAAGCAGGTGGCGGTGGTCGGTGCGGACATGTACTGGCGCCGGGGAACATCCGACTCCGCGTGGGACGGCTGGAAGCACATCCTCGACACCACCGACCAGAACGCGGTTTGGCTCATGGCCCACCACGTCGGCGAGTACCTGGAGACGGACGGCTCGTTCGACCCGAACAAAATCGGCGGCACGTGGGTGCGGGCACCGAGCATCGGGCCGCACACGTGGCTGAGGACCAAATAAAGGAGACGACAATGTCTAAGACCGAGAACTACACACATTATGTATGCGATCGTTGTGGGGCCGATGCGTATATCGCAGAGAATGCAGCCGCTGCCAGCGACTGGCGTGAGGTCGAGCGTTTTGACCAATACGGCACCAAAGCGACACGCCTGCTGTGTAAATCATGTACTGATGCGTATAAGAAGTTGGCCGCGGAGAACGATGTGGCTTTTAAGACGTTCATGGATAAGAAGGAGTCATAATGGCTTTCGAAATTGTAGATGGAATGACTGGTACCAAGCACATCAGTTCAGACGACTTGGCGGCGCTCAACATAGCGACGATCGGTAAGGCTGATTGCGTGCTGGAATATGGCGACGATTTCAAGCTCAATATGGTGAGCGCCAATTCTGCGACACTCAAAACCGGTGTGGGCATGGTCGGCGGCAAGCGCTTTTGGAACCAGGCGGCGACCTCCCTCACCATCCAGTCTGGCACACAGGGACAGAAGCGAAACGACTTGGTCGTAGCACGCTATGCTAAGACTAGCGCGGGTATCGAGAGCATCGAGCCCGTGGTGATCAAGGGCACGCCGACTACAGGTAATGCGACCGACCCCGCGACGACCTCCAACGACCTCAAACTATGGCGCATCCCGTTGAATGGTATCAGCGTCGGCACGCCAGTCAAACTTTTCGACACCGTGGCCTCGCTCGCCACGCTCGGAGATTCCGGATTACGTATTCTGGCTACACCGGGCATCGAGTTTAACGGTACAGTGACCGTGCCAGGGCTCAAGAAACGTGCAGTTGTGATCGTCGTCTTTTCGCGCGGACAACACGCCATTATGCCAACGACGAACGGTACGCACGTCGTGTCTGGCGCAATGGGCGGCAACGGCGCCTATTCGGTTACGACGGCCAACACGACGGCACATGTGTCCGGCGAGACTGTGACATTCGAGGAAATCGGGTTCAACACATACGCGTCATCCGGGCTCGGCACCGCGCTTACGCTCGTCGCCGGCGACAAAGAGACAATCACTGCGATATACGGCTAGTATTTCGCATATCACGTCAATACTAGTACGGAGAACATTTGTCGTTTAAGAGGTATTGATTCAATGTTTAAATATATTATGACGACTGTCGTAACAACGATTATGGGTACGATAATTGGATGGCTGCTGAACGCAATCAAAACCAACACGGCACAATTATGTAACATATCGCGCCGTGAACACGAAGAACGCGCACAAAATCGTGCCATGCTCGGTGAGCTATTGTTTTACCGGCTCGAAGATCTGCATCGGCGGTTCGTCGTAGAAGGCCATCCGTGTTCTGCTGCCGACAAGCAACAAGTCGACGACGTTTATCATCATTATCATGATGAATTGGGGCTCAACGGACCCGGTACGCATATGTATAATGAGATCATGGAAGCACATCAAGAATAAGGGGTAATTATGCAATATCTTCTACCCGATAAGACATATAATATCCTTAAGTGGGTCGGCCTCGTTGCCCTCCCCGCAGTAGGTACTTTTGTCGGTACCGTTGGTACCGCCGTCAATTGGGAGCCGACTGCTATCGCAGTGACTGTGATCACCGCAGCTGGTACGCTCGTCGGCGCACTCCTCGGTGTGACGACCGCGACGGCGAAATCTTCGAATGAGTAGCGATATTGAAAGGGTGAGTAATTTGAGTATCAAGGCAAATGCTCGTGCCGCTGGACACCCGCATGAGCCTCACCCAACTCGACGATTGGTACTAGCCGCCAGTACTGCCGCTATCGCACTGGCACTCGCAGTACCGACAACAAGTTATGCCTACGAGCGCATCACCAATTACGTTAGCAATGGGCACGGGCCGCTGTCACCGCAATACCTCGTTATCCACGAGACGGCTAACCCGGGCGCGAGCGCATGGAACCATGTGCTTTTGTGGTCACGTGACGACACCTACGCAGTACACGACGTCATGGAGCTCGATGGCTCCAAGGTTTATGACACGGTACCGCAGAACCGCCTGTGCTGGCATGTCGGCAATGGCAATTGGTGTACGATCGGCATCGAGTTGGCACACGCCACAAATGCCACTGACTTCGCCAAGCAATGGACTGAGGCCGTAAAGTGGGCAGGCGATACACTCCGTGCGCACGGTTGGGATACCAGCCGCCTGCTCAGCCATTATGAAGCCGCACGCATCTGGGGTGGGTCTGACCATACAGACCCGATCGGTTATTTCCGTCGATATGGTAAGACTTGGGACGATTTCAAGCGCGACGTCGCCGCCTACATGGGTAGCGGTTATATCGCGCCGATCGCACCTACGGACGGCAACGGCGGCACGTACCAGCCTTCCACCTCTGCCACGCGTATCAAGTTCCCGAAGTCCACGGGTAAGTCGGTCAATATTCACTATGCGCTCCATAACCGTTACGGTGCATGGAACAGCGCAGTGACCAATTTCAACGATTCCAATAGCGAAGGCTTCGCCGGTATGCCCTACGGCTCCCATGACATGCTCATCGCGTGGGTCGATAGCGGCACCTTGCGCTACCGCGTCCACACCAAGGAAAGCGGCTGGCTCGACTGGGTGCAGGCTGCCAATTACAACGATTCTGTAAATGGCATGGCGGGCATCTGGGGCCAGACGATCGACGGCGTTCAGATGTATTACATTACGCCGAACGGTGACTACAAGCAGGTCTACTACCGTTCTCAGGACGTGGCTCACGCTGGCTACTGGGATGAGGTATGCGACGACGGTACGACTTACGGCGGCGATGATTATGCCGGCGTGTACGGTTATGCACTCGACCGTCTCCAGTGTTATGTGTCTGACGGCACCCGCCGTTGATGAAAGATTGGAGAAAGCATGTTGTTCGGTAATTACAACATGTACCAACCTGTCGGCACGCCGCAATTCGCCATGGACCAGATGCAGCAGTTTCAGCAACGCGCCCAGATGCAGCAGGGAATGCAGCTGATCCGTGTCACGGGCATGGACGGGGCCAAGGCATACCAAATGCCTCCCAATTCTGTCGTGCCCCTGTTCGACGCAGATAACGACATCATGTATGTTAAAAGCACGGATGGTGCCGGTTTTCCGACCATCCGTGCTTTTGCATTTCAGCCGGTTGAAGACAAGCCGGAACCGGTGCAGCAATACGTGACACATGATGAATTCGATGCAGCGATGAAGCATCTGAGGGAGGCGATCGACAATGGCGAGTAGCCTATTCGGCGGCGTACAGAAGCCAAACCCACTGCGATCGGCTATGCAGGCTGTCAATATGATGCGTAATGCAAACCCAGAGCAAGTCATGCACCAGATGATGCAAAGCAACCCGCAGTTTGCGGAATTCATCAATGCGAACAAGGGCAAGAGCCCCGAGCAGATCGCGAGTGAGCACGGTATTGATATAAACGCAATTAAGCAGATGTTTGGGTAGTGAAGCGGAGCGTACGGCCGTCGACCTACTTGAGCATATATAAGATGTCTATGTCTGAGTATTCACTTTCCGACATCGCGGCCGCTTCCGGCGAGTCCGGCTTCGGCGGCAACAATGCATGGTGGGTGATCATCCTCTTCGCGATGATCTTCGGTTGGGGTGGCAACGGCTTCGGTGGCAACCGCAATGCCGGCGAGCAACCCGTAACTGAGGCCGGTCTGTGCAACGCCATGAATTTCAACGACCTGGCTAACCAGGTCGGGCGCGTGAACGACATGATGCAGACGCAGTTCATGCAGACCAGCCAGGGCCTCGCGTCTGTCGGCTACGAGAACCTCCGTAACTTCGCGCAGACGCAGGATACCATCAAAGACGGCAACTATGCGCTGTCGTCCCAGCTCGCAAACTGCTGCTGCACCGCCCAGCGTGGTATCGACTCCGTCAATTACAACGGCGCCATCAATACCGCCGCGATTCAGAAGACCGTCACCGAGCAGACGCAGAAGGTCCTCGACACCATCACCGGCAACCGCATGGCCGACATGCAGAATCAGATCAACCAACTCCAGCTGTCCCAGGCGATGTGTGGTGTGGTACGCTACCCCAACACCTTCGCCTACAACGCCGGCCCGAGCCCGTTCTGCGGTAACGGCTGCTGCGGTACGGCAAACATCTAAACGAACATTCGATCGATAAGGCATTTTCGCCTGGGCAAGATAGGGGCATGGCTCAGGCCGTGCCCCTATTTCAATAGAAAGGACAAATCATGTCGTGCAAATCTGCAATCTACACTGCCGACCCGTCTAGTACCGTGCTCACGCTGTCTACGGCTGCAGGTACGGCTATCCCGCTCGGTACGACTATCCGCCGTTTCGGCTGCAACGCCGTCCTGTCGGGTAACGGCGTCCTGCTTAAAGGCCAGGGCTATTTCGATGTCGATGCCAGCATCACGTTCACGCCTACCGCCGCCGGTGCATATACCGTCACGCTATTCAAAGACGGTGTCGCCGTGCCCGGCGCTACGCAGACTGTCACTGCGGCAGCCGCGGGCACTGTGTCGGTCAATATCCCGGCAATCGTGCGTAACCAGTGCTGCGACAGCACCTCGACGCTTACGCTCGTGATCACCACTGCGACCGTTCCGGCGACTGTCACGATCGACAATACCGCGGTCGTCGTCACGAAGATCTAATGACAGAATAGGAGTTCTGGCGCAGTATCTCGACCAGGGCCGAAGAAAGGGATGCCTTGGCGGCATCCCTTTCACAAAGTATGGACGAACTGAGAGGGGTAAAGATGCCTGTAATTGATGTGTTCGCAAAGGTATCTGACCACCTAATCGACGGCATGATGATGCACGAGCAGATGGCAGATTACTACAATTTCCTTGGTTTGGACGGTTTCAAGCGACTGCATGAGTATCATTTCTTCTGTGAGACGATTTCCATGCGTCGCATCCACCGCTATTTCGTCGACCACTGCAACCAGCTTTTGCCGATGGCGAATACAAAGCACATTGACGTCATCCCCGTCGAGTGGTCGAATTTCACACGACAAGCGGTCGAATCGGAAACGAAGTCCAAGGCTGTCGAGACGGGTATGCGTGAGTGGTGTAAGTGGGAACACGAAACAAAGGAGCTCTATGCGAAGTCGGCCAAAGACCTCTATGATGCAGGTGAAGTCGCCGCGGCACACATGATCTGCGAGCTTGTGCGAGACGTCGACGACGAATGCAAGTATGCCGACCGCTTGGCACTCAGCTTGAGTGCTGTCGATTACGACATGCAAGTCATCGTGCCTATGCAGCATGAGCTACACGAGAAATATAGGAAGAAGCTACATGACGTCGGGAAGAAACTCAGTTAGGGGTGAATGGAAATGGTGTCGATCGAGACCATCGAAGAGGAGATCCTCAACCTGGAGAAGCGCGACACGTCTTATGCCGTATGCGAAAGGCTGGCGTGGCTGTATACCGTTCGCGACCACCTCAAAAAAGCCTACTGTAGACGACGCGGTGGCAGAACAGCGTATTACTGACGAGCTCACTGGGTCTGAATTCCTGAAGGCTGCGTCCAATGTGGACTATGCGGCACTCATGGGAGTACTCGACAACCACATGTCGTGCATCAAAGCCGTCTGCCCGAAAGAGTATGATGCCGTCATGTCGCAGATCCACGCGCTGCGGTAGACATTACCTGTCAAACAGTGTCAAACACCTGTCACACACCTAAAAGGGCCAGTGTGACAGGTATTTGCATTTCTACATCGTATTTCTCATCACCTGTCAAGCTGTCAAACAACAAGGGGCCCCTATATTAGATATTTTTATATCTATATATCTATAAGCATATATAAATATAAAAGTCAAATTATCTAAGGATAGGGGAGAAAACTGTTTGACAGTGTGACAGGCAGTGAGAAACACGACGTAGTGATGCAACTTGCTGTCAAACAGGCCCAAAATCAGCAGTGTGACAGGTGTTTGACAGTGTGACAGGCGTTTCGAAAAAGTTATAAATACTCAGATAAATCGAAAGAAAATGTAGTATAATGAGGTTCGCCGATCGAGGGAGGTGAAAGATGAAAAGCCTATTTGAAACAATTCGCGAGTTCGGCGATACGCAAAGCGAGCTCGCACGAATGCTCGGCATTACTGAATCCACGTTGTCGTGGAAGATCAACGGCAAAGCCGAGTTCAAGCAGTCGGAGATCAAGGCTATCGCCGACCGGTACGACTTGACGGGCGAGGAAATCAAGTCAATGTTCTTCGCGTAATGGGCCTGTTCGCTTACCAGCAGGATGCCCTCGACCGCGTCAAAGGTAAACGCAATTGCGCGTTCTACCACGACATGGGCCTAGGCAAGACGTTCACCGGCGCCGAGAAGTTGATGTCGGACAAGTGTTGGCATTTGGCCTTGGTCGTATGCCAGAAGTCTAAAGTCGCCGATTGGGTCGACCATTTTCGGAGTCATTACGACATCGACGTCCTCGATTTGACCACGCCAGACGGTATGAAAAACTTCGAATTATCGATGAGTTACCCAGACCTGCCGAATGCCGTCGGTGTGATCAACTACGATTTGCTGTGGAGACGCCCTAACATTCAGGCGTTGCAACATTTCGCGGTAATGTTCGACGAGTCGTCGCTACTGCAGAACAAGTCATCGAAGCGCACCAAGGCTGCGATGAGGCTGGCCGACAGGGCGAATGAGCTCGTCTTGCTGTCGGGCACACCGGTCGACGGCAAATATGAACGGCTGTGGACGCAGTTGAACATGCTTGGCTGGCGCATCGACGAGAAGCTGTTTTGGCGGCAATACGTCGAATCGGAGACGACGATGTGTGAGGGTTTCCCGATCACGAAGGTGACGGGTTACAAGAACGAGGAGAGGCTGGTACGCAAGATGAAGGATCTCGGTTGCGATTTCCTCAAGACCGACGACGTCATCGACCTGCCTGATCAGCGTTTCATTCGTATCGACGTGCCGATGAGCGAGTATTACCGCAAGTTCGCCAAGGTGAACATTATCACGGCATTCGGCCGCGATTTCGTCGGCGACACTGTGTTCGGCGACCTCACGGCTAAACGCCAATTAGCGGCTGCGTATTCGCGCGCCAAACTCGAGGCGTTCGGCGATTTGCTGGACGGCACGAGTAAACGGCTCGTCGTGTTCTACAATTTCGACGTCGAGCTCGAAGGGCTCACGGCGGAGTTGGAGAAGAGGTACAGGTCGTATGGCGTGCTCAACGGCAAGGCACATGATTTGTCGCCGTTTTTCGATACCGACGACGGGGTCGCGCTCATCCAATACCAGTCTGGCGCCATGGGCGTGAACCTGCAGCAAGCCGATACGTGCGTCTATTTTTCGCCGCCTCTGGCTTCGTCGCTATTCGAGCAATCAAAGAAGCGCATCCACCGCGTCGGCCAAGATAAGCCGTGCAAGTATTACGAGCTGGTATCTAAAGGCACTGTCGAAGAGAAGATCTACGATACATTGGCTATGCGACGCGACTACACTGAGAAGCTGTTCGAGATGGGAGGTGACTAGTTGGCAGGAGAGAAAAACTTCGAAAACCGTTTGAAACGGTGGCTCGATTCGCAAGGCGTATGGCACGTCAAGTTTTTCGCCAACCGCAACACACGTGCCGGTGTACCGGACATTTTGGCATGTATCAACGGACGTTTCGTCGGCATCGAGCTCAAAGGCCCAAACGGCAAGCCGTCGCCGCTGCAGGTCTACCACTGCGGGAAGATTACGGAGAGCGGCGGTATAGCCGTCATCGTCTGGCCGGATGATTTCGCCCAATTCAAACGGCTAGTACAACGCCTGCAGGAGAAAGGAGGAAATTGCGATGTTCAAGACCTCGTATTCGAGGGTCGGTACCTTCACCCAGTGCCCGCGTAAATTCAAACTCAACTATGTCGACGGCCTTGAAGTGCCGTTCAACTGCGATGCGGCGAACCCGCTCGTGATCGGCACGATGCTGCACGAATGTATCGAAGTCGGTGTCGACGAGGCCATCGCGAACTACAAAGCCGCGTACCCCGTCATGACAGATCTCATGGTCAACGAGCTCATGAAGATCCGCGTACTCGGCTCGCGTGCCCGCGAGCTCGCATGGGATATGTTGGACGACGCCGACCCGGTATTTGAAACGAAGGTCGAGGACGACAGTGGTTTCGTCGGGTTTATCGATATGCTCATCCCCCGTGGCAAGGGCCTGTGGACGATGCTCGATTTCAAATATTCGAACAATGTCGATAGGTACTTAGAAAGCGGACAGCTTAGCGTCTACAAGTATTTCTACGAGAAGACGCACCCCGGTGAGATCATCCAAGACATGGCATTCCTGATTGTGCCTAAGACGATGATCAGGCAGAAGAAGACCGAAGACCTCTATCAATTCCGCGAGCGCCTCGCTGCCACGTTGGAAGGCATGTGGCCTGCATTGTACCGCGTCGAGTATGACCCTGAGAAAGTCGCCGACTTCGCAGTCGGCACTTGCACGATGGCGAACGCCACCGAATTCCCAAAGCATGAGTCGCGCCTATGCGATTGGTGTGATTACAAAGATTTCTGTATAGGAGGAAATGATATGCTTATCCTGCCCAAGAACGAACGCCGCCCAGAGGCCGTCATCACCGAACCCGATATGTGGATCTACGCCGACAGTTACGTCGGCAAGTCGACGTTTGTCGACCACTTCGACGACGTTCTATTCATCAACACCGACGGCAACACCCAGAATATCACGAGCCCATTTATCCAGATTGCCGATGAGCTCGTGACAGAAGGCCGTATGAGCCACAAAGTGCTCGCTTGGTCGAAGTTCCGTGAGGTCATCGACGAGTTGGAGAAGCATGACAACAGCTTCCACGTCATTGCGCTCGACTTGGTCGAAGATCTATACGAGCACTGCCGTTTCTATGTATTCGACCAGCTCGGCATCAAGCATGAGAGCGACGGCGGCTACGGCAAGGGCTGGGACATGGTACGTACTGAGTTCCTCAGCCAGATGAAACGACTCAAGTCCCTCGGCTACCGCATCATCTATATCTCCAAGGAGCTCGTCACCGAGATCACGTACGCCAACGGCATGAAGGTCTCGACGTTCAAGCCGAACCTTCCGGACAAGGTCGCGAATGTGCTCGCCGGCACCGTGACCATGACGCTTCGCGCCTATATGGACGAGCGCGGCCATTTCCTCCAGCTCCGTAAGAACGAGAACGTCTTCGGTGGCGGCCGTATCGATTTCAAACGCGACCGTTGCGACCTCACTGTCGAGGCATTCAACTCGGCATTGCTCGAGGCACAGGGCACGAAGGCCGAGGCCGAGAAGCCGAAGGCACGCAAGAAGGCAGAGCCTAAGCCTGAGGTTGAGGCTGAGACTGAGACCGAGGTCGTCGAGGAGCCTGATGCCGCGGAGGAGAAGCCGAAGCGTCGTGTGCGTAAGGCCAAGCCTGTCGCCGAGGAGGAACCGCCGTTCGACACCGAGGAAGCAGCAGAGCCCGAGGTTGTCGAGGAGAAGCCGAAGCGCCGCACCCGTAAGCGTCGCGTCGTCGAAGAGTAATTTGATATTTGAAAGGATACATCATGGATTTCAGCAAGTTCGATAAGATGGTCGACATCGATGGCCTCAAGAAGGACATCGCCGACGCCGAGGCCAACGGTGGTGGCGCCGATTTCAAGGACGTGCCGCATGGCAGCTATGAGGTCGCGATTGACACGCTCGAGCTCACCGAGACCAAGAAAACCGGCAAGCCGATGGCGTCGTGCTGGATGAAGATCGTGAGCGACGGCGAGTTCAAGGGCCAGCGCATTTTCATGAATCAGGTCATCACGCAGGGCTTCCAGATCCATATCATGAACTCTTTCCTCCGTTCGCTGCTGCCTGAGGGTTCCGACATCGACGTCGAGTTCACAAGTTACGCAGAGTATAATGACTTGCTGCTCGATATTGCCGAGTATGTCGACGGCAAATTCGAGTACGGCTTGGAGTACGGCGAGAACAACAAGGGCTTCGACACCTTCCAGATCACTGATATTTTCGAACTTGACTAGGTGCGGCGATGCTCAATTTCTACGACTTCGAAGTTTTCAAACACGACTGGATGGTCGTAGTCATCAACCCCGTCACTCACGATGAGCGCGTCATCATCAACGATGCCGACGCGCTCACCGCGCTCTACGAAGGGCACAAACGTGAGATTTGGGTAGGGTATAACAACCTCCATTACGACCAGTTTATTTTCAAAGGAATCTTGTGCGGCTTCGACCCGAAGGCGATCAATGATTTCATCATCGCCGAAGGCCACAAGGGCTGGCAGTATTCGAGTTTGTTGCGCAAGGTTTACATGGTCAACTACGATGTATTCCACCCGCGTACCGACAGGGGCCTCAAGACTCACGAGGCGTACCTCGGCAACGACATCTGCGAGACGACAGTGCCGTTCGACATCGACCGTAAACTGACCGATGCAGAGATCGCCGAGACCGTTAAATATTGCCGTCACGATGTCGAGCAGACCATTGAGGTATTCATGCAGCGTAAAAGCGAATTCGACGCCCGCATGGACCTGCTCAAAATGTTCGACTTGCCACTGGTGTATCTCGGCAAAACCGATGCGCAGCTTACGGCGATCATCTTGGGTGCCGAGCTGCCTGCACGTCCACGCGACGACGAGTTCGACATCGTGCCGCTGCCGTGCCTCGACCTCGGGCCGTATGATTTCATCCGCTCGTGGTACCTCGACCAGGCGAACCAAGATTACTCCGCGACGCTCGATTTCGACATCGCAGGCTGCCCACACAAGTGCGCGTGGGGAGGCTTGCATGGCGCGATTGCCCAGTACGCGGGTGAGGGTTATTTCATCAACGTCGACGTCGAGAGCTATTACCCGGCTGAGATGATTGCGCACGAACTGCTGTCGCGTAATGTGCGGGACCCGTCGAAATTCAAGGGCATTCGAGACCATCGAATCGAGTTGAAGCACGCGAAGGACCCGCGTCAGAAGGCATTGAAGCTCGTCGTCAACGGCACCTACGGTGCCAGCAAAGACAAGTTCAATGCGCTCTATGACCCGCGGCAGGCCAACATGGTCTGTGTCAACGGCCAGCTCATGCTCATCGACCTCATGCACAAGCTCGTTCGCGACGTGGGCGCTGAGATCATCCAAAGCAACACCGATGGCGTGCTCATCCGCATGCCTGACGGTTTCGAGGGCGGGCCTGATGCGTTTTACGATCGCGTCGACGACGTGGCGTATGAGTGGGAGCATCGCACGGGCATGGGTCTGGAATTCGATGAGTTTACCCGCGTTTACCAGAAGGACGTCAACAACTACGTCCTTGTGGCTGCAGACGGGTCGATGAAGACGAAAGGCGCGTATGTCAAGAAGTTGGGGCCACTCGACTACGACCTCGCCGTCGTCAACAAGGCGCTGGTCGAGTACATGGTGCATGGCGTGCCTGTCGAAGACACGATTGCGGCCGACGATGATCTGATCGATTACCAGCGCGTGGTGAAGGTATCTGGCAAATACAAGTACGGCGTGCACGGTCATGAGCGGCTCACCGATAGGTGTTTTCGGGTATTCGCGTCAACACGTGAGTCGGACGGCATGATCGGGCGTGTCAAGGCGGGCAAGGCCAAGCCGGAGAAGTTCGGCAACACGAGTGAGCATTCGTTTATCGACAACGGCGACGTGCACGGCAAGAAATGCCCGTGTTATTTGGATAAGAGTTGGTATATTCAATTGGCGAAAACACGGTTAGCACAGTTTGGGGTGATGTGATGGACCGACTATTTATCGGATATGTGAAGCTCAACGGCAAGAAATGTGCGCAGAAGCTAAAGGACGGCCGATACCTCACATTGGCCCAGGCGCGCAAGCTCGATGGTTACGGTGGTGTGCTCGCACCTGAGACGATTTTCGTCGATGTCGACGATATGGCACAAAGCGAGAAGCTGATGGACATCGTCGAGGCCGAGCAGATTGCATGCAAGGTCGTCGCCACGACCCGTGGCAAGCATTTCTATTTCGTAGGCTACCCCCGCGGCATGAAATGCAAGACTCATGCACGCCTGGCCATCGGCATCGACGCCGATATCAAAGTCGGGTCGAAAGCCACATACGGCAGTTTGAAAGTCGACGGCCACGAACGTGACGTGATCTACGACATCGAACCCGATGAGGAGTACGACGAGCTGCCGTGCTGGCTCAGGCCTGTGCAGTACACACCTGAGTTCGGCGAGATGGAAGAAGGCGACGGCCGCAACCAAGCACTGTTCAACTACATCTTGACGCTGCAGTCGGAGGGTTTCACGAAAGACGAGGCGCGCGAGACCCTAGCCGTCATTAACCGGTATATGTTCGAGAAGCCCATGGAGCAGCAAGAGCTGAGCGTCGTCTACCGCGACGACGCCTTCGCCGAAGACGTTTTCTTCCACAAAGGCACGTTCCTATTTGACAAGTTCGCCGAGTACCTCAAGAACGAGCACCGTATCATCAAGATCGGCCATCAGCTCCACGTATACCGCGACGGCGTCTATGTGTCCGGCAATCTGCTTATCGAGAACGCGATGATCCAACATCTGCCTATGCTGTCGAAGGCCAAGCGTACCGAGGTGCTCAACTACCTAGATGTGCTCATCCAAGATGACGCACCTGCGGCCGATGCCGATTACATCGCTTTCGCCAACGGCGTGTACGACCTCAAGACTGGTGAGCTCATGCCGTTCTCGCCGGAGTTCGTGATCACGAACCGCATCCCGTGGGAGTACGACCCGACTGTCTGGTCTGATTTCACTGACAAGACGCTGCGCCGCCTCGCCTGCGGTGACGACGGGATCTACTCATTGTTGGAGGAGGTCATCGGCTACCTGTTCTATCGACGCAACGAGCTCCGTAAGAGTTTCATCTTGGTCGGTGACAAGGCGAACGGCAAGTCGACGTATCTGGATATGCTCAAGACATTGCTGGGTGACAGCAATACATCGGCGCTCGATTTGGCCGAGCTCGGCGAGAGGTTCAAGACGGCGGAGCTATTCGGCAAGCTGGCCAACATCGGCGACGACATCGGCGACGAGTTCATCGCGAACCCGGCGATTTTCAAAAAGCTCGTAAGCGGTGACCGCGTCAACGCCGAGCGGAAGGGCCAAGACCCGTTTGATTTCTCGAGCTATGCCAAACTGCTGTTCTCGGCGAATTCCATGCCGCGTATCCGTGACAAAACCGGTGCCGTGCTCGACCGCATCGTGCTCGTGCCGTTCAAGGCGACGTTTTCGAAAGACGACCCGGACTTCGACCCGTATATCAAATACAAGCTCCACTCGTCCGAGGTCATGAGCCACCTGATCAATATCGGCCTCAAGGGGCTCGAGCGTGTGTTGGCCAACCGTGCATTTACGATGCCCAAAGTCGTCGTCAAGGAGATCGAGGATTATCACGTCGCCAATAACCCCGTCCTCGGTTATTTCGAGGATACGCCTGTCGATGAGGTGGTGAACGAGTCGACGGCGCTTGTATACGACTACTATATGGCCTGGGCTATCAGGAACAACTTAAAGCCGCTCGGCCAAAACGAGTTCACCCGCCAGGCCAACAAGCACTATGGCCTGACAAGTAAGACCTGCCGTGTCAACGGCAAACGCGTACGCATTTTCGTAAAGGAGTAAATAATGCCCATCATCATCGAAGGCCCTGACGGCGCCGGCAAGACCACGCTCGCGAAATCATTGGCCGGAGCACTTGACATGAACATTCTGAAAATGACCGCCAACGGCGGCCAGTCTGTGCCGGAGTATCTGCAGAAGCTCGCATGCGACGGTGTCGTCATCGACCGCTGCTGGGTGTCGGAGCAAATATACTCCGACCTATTCGGGCGTGAACCGCGTATCGACAACGACGACGCCGAGGTGTTGACGGAGTTCTGCGGGCTCGCTGGTATCCCGATCATCGTGCTTTTGCCGCCGCTCCACGTCGTCATCAGCCGCCTGAACGAACGCGGTGACGAGTACGCCGATGTCGTCTGCCCGAACATCGTCGAGATCCACAAGCGTTACCAGGAGTGGGCTGAGGCACACGACACTGCGATTGTGCTCGAAGACAACAACCCGGCGACCGCCATGGAAGAGGTGCTGAAATGCATGTTGTAGGCAAGTCGATGAACGACATCTACCGTCAACTCTGCGGCAAAATATCTGTGCAGGGCCATGAGGCAGCGGGTACCAAGGAAATGCTCAACGGTGGTTTCACGCTGCTCGACATCACCGACAACATCGCGACTGCCCGCACGGGTTACTCGCTCTCGTATATGCTGGGTGAGCTCGCATGGTATTTCACCGGCCGCGACGATGTCGAATTCATCTCGAAGTTCTCGTCGTTTTGGGAGCGTATCAGCGACGATGGCGTGACTAACAGGTCTGCATACGGCGCCATCGTGTTCAACCGCTACGGCTTCGACCAGGTCGCACAGGTCATCGACACGCTCAAGCGCGACCCGTATTCACGGCGTGCTGTCATCAATTTCAACGTGCCTAACCCCGAGCGTTTCGAAACGAAAGACGAGATCTGCACCATCGCGCTCGTGTTCGAGCTTCGCGGAGGCAAGCTCGATTGCACCGGCATCATGCGCTCCAACGATGTATGGCTCGGCACGCCCTACGATGTCGTGTTCTTCACGGAGCTGCAGAAGCACATCGCGAATGAGCTCGGCGTAGGCTACGGCAAGTATACGCATTTCGCGGTGTCGCTCCACGCATACGAGAAGGACATCGACCGCGTCCGCGAAGTATGGCGCTGCAAGCAGGCGGTGCCGCACCTTAAGCTCGACATCGAGAAGTTTTTGGCCCATATCTCGGAGATCGAACGCATTACGATGTCGTCCGACACGCCGAGGCCTGCCGTCTCAAAATATTGCCTTAATAACGCCATCGTCATGGAGGTAAAGGATGAAGATTAAAATCAACCGCATCGCCGAGGGTGCCGACATCAAGCTCCCGGCCCGTGCACATTATAACGACGCCGGTGCCGACGTCTACACTACTTTCGGCGAAACCCTGAAGCCGCATGAGACCCGTCGCATCCCGCTGGGCTTCTCGCTCGAGCTGCCCGACGGCGTCATGGCCTGCGTGTTCCCCAGATCGGGCATGAGCCTCGAAGGCCTCGTCTGCGAGCTGCCGCCAATCGACTCCGGCTATACCGGTGAGGTGCATGCGATCGTCACCAACTTGACGAACAAGCTGAAGAAAGTCCCCGGTGGCACCCGCATCGGCCAGCTCGTCGTCATGCCGATCGTGTTGGCCGATTTCGTCGAGTAGTTGGGCGAGGAGAGGGGCGACGATGCTTTCGGATCGACCGGCGAGGCCTAGTAAAGCCGAGTATTACCTCGACATCGCGCTCGCGGTGGCGGCCAGGTCGACGTGCCTGCGCCGGCGCTACGGCGCCGTGATTGTGGCCAACGACGAGATCATCGCGACTGGCTACAACGGTGCCGCCCGCGGAGATGTCAACTGCATCGATACAGGCATATGCCATCGCTGCGGGCACGGGCATAACGACGGCGATTACGGCTCGTGCCCGGCCGTCCACGCCGAGATGAACGCCATGTTGTCGGCCTCGCGCTCTGAGATGATCGGCGCGACGTTGTACTTGGCTGGCGTCGACTTCGAGACAGGCGAGCGCATCCCGCCTGATGAGATCTCACCGTGCCCCGTGTGCATGCGCATGATAGGCAATGCCGGTGTCGATGTCGTCACAGGTGCATAGAAATAGAAGAACGCCCCAGACGCTCAATTGCATCTGGGGCGTTCTCCCCACAAAGGAGGAAGGTGCGGTGGCCCAAAACCGCACCTTCTATTTTATCACACGTAATGCTATTAGGCGTTGACCCACTTGAGGGCGTTCTTGATGCAAAGTTGCTTGTTCACATTCTCGAACTCTTTGCGGCAGATCAGTTTCCACGCGCCACGATTGGTGGCCTTGAAACGGCAGTAGTGCACGCAGTTGTCATCGAGGACGATCTTTACGCGACGGCCGCAACCGATGATTTCGTATGCCTCATTGAACGGCTGCTTGAAAGCGACGCGCTCGAGCTTGATGGCGTCGTCGAAAGTCTTAGTCATGGTGTTTCCCTTCCTCGTGGTTGACAAGATTATATTACCCGGTAACTACCTGAAAGCACATAGCTATTTTCAAATTCGTCGAAAAGTTTTTTGATTTATTTGAAAATAGGTATGTGCACGAGCGCATGCACGTGGGATAATGACCTTGTCAACCAGAAGGAGGAGCAAATGAAGCCCATCGAGATCACCAAGCAGGACCAGTTCGGCTACGAGCGTAAGTTCATCATTCGCCGCGACGAGACTTGCTGCAAGATGTTCCTCGCCGAGGTCGACCCCGACTTCGGTTTCGAGTCGTTCCGCGGCGTATACGGCTCCATGGATGCGGCACTCGACCGCATCGAACTGCTCATCAGCTAACTGAAAGGAAACATCATGGCTAAAGAGTTCTACACCGTCGAGGTCATTTCGCATCTTGAGAACGAGACGGGCGAATACGATTACGTGCCCACTTTTGAAGTTCGTATCGATAAAGGCGGCAAAGAGAAGTCATCGACGGCACGCCGTTTGTGCCTAGAACAGCCCTCGATCACAATTATCGAGGATATAGAAGCCATCAGCGCGTCGAGCTGCCCGTATATTTCAGATTTCGTCGACATCTCGTACATCGTCAATTTATGCCGGCTCGATATGCTCGACGCATACCGCATCCTCAGGCAGCTCGACGATTCCGGCTTCGTAGTTTTCGAAGTCACCGTGGCATACCTGCTCACCCAGTCCATCATTTAATACTACCAACACAAGGAGAAAGGAAACACCATGGCAGAGGTAACGTTCACTGAGAAAGAGCTCGGTTTCATCAACGAATGCGCGATCGACAAAAAGGGCGTGCTGGTCGAGATGCCGGCGAACCCGTTCCCGTCGCTCTACCGCAAGGGCGTCATCGCCAAGAAGGGCGACGACCTCACAGTCACGAAGGACTTCCGCGAAATGTTCTGCCTCGACGGCCAGGTCGTGCATATCGACCTCACCAAGGCCGAGGGCGAGCCTGAGGATAACGACAAGAAATTCAAGTACGGCGAGACGGGCGACGTAATCATCGAAGACGCGCCTGTGGACTACGCTGGTTTCCGCCAGGCGATCGCCGCCAACCTCCGTGACCGCCGCACGAAGGGCATTGACGAGTTTCAGCTGATCGACAAGGCCGTGCAGGTATACAATGCCGCGCGCGAGGCCAGGGCGGTCAACGGCGACGAAGGCACCCGCTCTGAACACACGACAGTAGGCAGCCGCAAGCACTGGCGTTACGATTTGGCCGATACCGTGTCGGCATACTTCGGTGTCGGCATGGAAGTCGACAAGCGTGAGATCGTCTTTACAGGTGACCTGTACATGGCAGGCGCGGCAGAGCTCACGTTCGAGTACCTGTTCAAGATCGGCAACCGCCGTGCGCAGCGCTGCTATGACGAGCGCCTGTTCGCCGGCGAGCCCACGGTCGGCGTGTATGCCGAGAAGGCCGCTGAGTTCATGGCCGAAGTCGAGAAGCGCCTACAGCATGAGGGCGCCGATGTCGAAGTCGACGGTGAAGTCGTCGGCGAGGTGGTCGTCGACCTCGACCATGTCGATGATATCGAGTTCGGGGAGGTCACTGATGATCACTGATATGAAAGAGATAGCCAAGCGCCTTCGTACCGAAGCCAATTACTGGCGTGATTACAACGAGGAAGACACCATTTTCAATATGTCGAACTACCGTTCCACCGAGAGTGCGCTCATTGCTTTCGGCATGGACGACATGGATATATACGCAGATCTACCCGTCTACGAGCTGTTCGATAAGTTGGCAGATCTCATCGATCCGCAAGAACGTTAAAACATTTCGAAATAAATTTCAATTTATCGAAATAATTAGTTGTCATCGTGATATAATGACCTTGTCAACCAGAAGGAGGAACAAATGTTCGATATCAACGAGGTCAACGATTTCATCGCGTCGAATTGCCTCACCCACGGCCGTTGCCCCAAGAACGGCCTCCGTGTGTATTTCTCGAAGGACATCGTCGCCAAGCGTGTCGCGAATGAATTCGGTATTGCGATTCTCGACGAAATTGTGATTTACGAAAACCGTCAGGGCACGATGTGCTATGCGGAGATCAACTAGCAAGAAGCTACGATGATTGAGATCGACATCATGACACACGGTAAGAACATCACGTTCATCATCGATAAGGTGCCCCGTGGTTACGAACTTCACGAGATTGACGAACACTGCGACAGCTGGCGCGTAGGTGTGTATGAGTCTATCGAAGCAGCATTTGCCAGTATGGCACGACATATCTAAGCGAGGAGGAACAAATGCCCGAATATATCGTTTTCGTCATGCCGCCGGAGGACGAGGATGCCGAGCCGTTCGACAGCCCGGAATGGGAGTTTGACGCGGCCATGGCTACCGCGAATCGTTACCGCGAGCGTGGTTGGAAGGCATGCATCATCGATTACGGCACACCGTTCGTGCCGTGGCGTGCTGGGCGCCTAGACGGCCCCGATATTCGTGTCATGGCACGAACGTGCGACGAGGCCGTCATTAAGGCGCGTGCTATCAGCTATGACTGCACCCGTTTCCAAAGGGAGGACTAATTATGCGCGATTTCATCTATACAATGTTGACGGTCGTGGGGATAGTCGCCACGGCCGTCGCCGCGGCATATGCGTTCGCAGACAGGGGCTATTTCGCCGTAGGCGGCGAGTATGCGTTCCTGGCCCTACCACTGCTCGGCATGTGTGTCGAGTACATGGTCAAAGACCGATGAGGAGGGAGCCATCATGCAGATCGGCGATGTGAAGCCGTTCAAATATGTCTACGCGGACGATCGCCAGCAATTCACGAAGCCGCTCGAGGAGGCGGCGGAGTTCTTCGTCGCGTGGCATTTCTGGATACAGCGTCGCGACAACCAGAGGTATTCGGCGAAAGCGCGCGAGAAGATGCTCGACAAGGCCGCAGACGTGATCCAAGCAGTCGTCAATTGTATCGCATCGGTCGGCATCGACGACATGTCGGAGTTGATGCGGCGTTGCGAGAAGCGTAACACGAAGAGGGGTAGGTATTGATGCAGGTCGAAGTGGTCGTGACCATGGAGCGGAGGCCGGTCACCGTGCACGGGCACAGCGGCAGCCTGATCGGGTGGTTCCAACGAGGCGGTTTCCTCGGTAACAACCAGAAGCCCGTCGGGCTCGTCGAGTTCGCGGATGGCACGGTCGGAGAGTACGAGGCGAAGGATGTGCGCTATGTCGACTACAGATAATAATTATGTTGAGTACGACAGGGACCTCATGCGCTCGTGTATATATGGGCTCGCAATCGGTGACGCCCTCGGTGTGCCGTATGAGTTCTGTGAGCGCGGTACATTCGAATGCACCGGCATGGTGGGTGACGGCACGCACGGGCAATATGCCGGCACGTGGTCCGACGACACGTCGATGGCCCTGTGCATATGCTCGAGTATTAAGCGGCTCGGGCGTATCGTCACAGCAGACATCGACGACATGTTCAACAGATGGTTGGAGGATGGTGATTTCACCTGTGACGGGCATGTCTTTGACGTAGGCGTGACGTGTAAGAAGGCGATTTCGACGGGTGTGCCGGCGAAGTCATACGACTACTGCGGCAACGGCTCGCTTATGAGGACGGCACCACTCGCCATGCTCAACTACTTCGATGTATATAAAATACGCGATGTGTCAGCAATCACACACGCACATCCAGTGGCCGAATGGTCATGTGTCACGCTATGCGACATCTTGTGGACCATCCGCAAGTCTGGCACACCGGCGAAGTGGGTGCTCTGGCGCAGGTACGGGTATATCGCGTCGAGGCCAGTCGAGGCAGTCAAAAGCGACGGCTATTGCGAGCATACGCTCGAAGCAGCGCTCCGGTGTTTCCTAAACACGAGTTCTTATGCCGACTGCGTGCTTGCTGCCGTCAACTTGGGCGGGGACACTGATACCACGGCAGCCGTGGCCGGTGCCCTCGCAGGTGTGTATTACCGTTTCGAGGCCATCCCGCCGAAGTGGATCGGCCAGCTGCGCGGCAAGGCCGTAATCGATCAATGCATTTAAGAAAGGTGATAGACGATGATCGACGGGTATCTGTTGAACATGCGTGTGTTCAACAATGTAAACGACGATAAGTACCAGGCGCTCAAGCCGCTCGAGGAGGCAGCCGAGATCTTCGGTGCGTGGCAGGCGCGCTACAATATGCGCTTTGCCTCGCGGGGTGCGTGCGGGGCGTTTCGCAGGGATCTTATCGACGAATGCGTGGACACCGTGCAAGCAGCAGCAAACATGCTGGCTGCCGTCGGCGCAACACAAGGCGAGGTCGACGCCGCCATCAAGCGTATGGACGAGCGCAACGGGGACCGAGGCAGGCTCTGAGAAATGGAGGAAGAAATGGCTGTCGAACTGCCCAAAGACGCGGAGGGCCGTGAGATTCCGCTTGATACCGAGATTCTGTACGACGAAAACGGGAACGAGTACGAAGTTTACTATTACAAATACTCAGTGCGTCAAACCATCCCGCGGCGTGAGTGGCAGGTGGTGATGATGGACTACATTGTGCACGATGTCTCAGATCTCTACCTCACCCCACCCGATAGCTGGGAGAAGTTGGAGGAGGACCTGGACAGAGCGTCAGAACGCAGATTTGTTACTTCATACTGTCGATATTTCAACGCCACTAACAGATGCGTCAATTGTCCGATTCACAACGACGATGGCTGCGGCGCACATAAAGACGAGTGTGCGTTCGGGGACATTCTCGACCGTATTCGCAAACTGAGGGGGTGAGGACGAATGACGACCATGAAGCCGTGTCCGAGGTGCCATTCGACCGAGCACCTGCACATCGAGATAATCGATGATAACTTGACTGCCAACCGGTCCGTCAAAGCAGGGTGTACGGAGTGCCACACGTTCGCGCAGATCGACTATGTGTTCACGGGCCCGTTGGCCAACGAGTGCAGACCCGACGACGTGCAGTTGACGCGCGAGGTCATCGAGCGATGGAATGAGCATTGCGACGACTGGGAAGGAATATTTAATCATGACTGAGAAAACATGCGCCATATGCGCCACGTGCGTCACATGCCCCAACTGCGGTGAGCAGATCGATTTCCATGCCGGGCATATCAACAACGGCCGTGTGTTCGTCTGCGAGAAGGGCAAGCCGCTCATGCGTGAGGTCAGGTATTACTGCCGGCACTGCGATTCGACCGTCATTTTCCTCAAGAAATGCGAACCGAAAGGGGTTGATCATGACTAAGTACGAGCCTGCAAGCGGCTACAACATGCCTCCTGGGTGTTTCGACGACGACATCGACCGCGAGTTCGGCGGGGAACGCCGTTACTGCAGTGAGTGCAAGCACTGTATTGAATCGGACGAACTCGACTGCTGCATTTGCGCGCCCAAGCTCGCCGATGCGGTCGCGAAGCTCAAGGGCACGCAGCGCTGGTCGCCGAAATACATCCTCGCGGCGGTCGAGGACGCGTTCATATACGAAGACGACTGCTGCGCTGGTTTTGAGGAGTGACGATTGCTGTAAGTGGGAGGAGGAATAATGACTAACTATGAGCGTCGCCGATTGGTCGCTGACGCCGTACGCCGCGAAGTAGCGTATCGCCCAAGCTGCACGATGTCCGAATGGTGGTGCAGGCTGCATGAAATGGTAACTGGAGTTGACGATTACCCTAACCCGAGGGAGACGCTTTTGGCATTGGCGGATTTAATCGAACCGGAACCGGAGCGCACGTGCCAAATGATCGACAACGGTGCCGAGCTCTGCTGCTCTGAGTGCGATTGCAGACACTCCTACGATGACGAGCCCAAGTTTTGTATGGGCTGTGGCGCAAGGGTAGTGGAGTAGATGTAAAAACATGCCTAGAAATGATTCTAGCATACGTAGAAGGCGCTATTTTGCCCAGGCACGTATGCTTGCAGGGCCCCGAGGCAGATATTCGCCTCGGGGTATTTTTTGTGCCTCGGGGTCGAAAGTGGTACTTTTCGATAAATTAGCATGGTTGACAGGTAGTAAACGGCGAAACGCGAGGTAAATAGATGTGTGGCGGCGCATGGTGCAAGTTACTGTCACACTACCTGTCACACTGCTTTTAGGCCAGTGTGACAGGTAGTAGGCGTCAAAACGCGACGTAGGTAAATTGTTAGGTACCTAAGTGTCACACTGGCAAACAGCAGGCCCCCCCTATATTAGATATTTTCTATAGGTATATCTAATATTTGATATACATATATTTTCAAAATATAGGGGTATAGGGGAGCGTGTCAGTGTGACAGTGTGACAGGTAGTTGCAAATACATGCGTCTACATCGCGTTTTGTTGAGACTACCTGTCACACGGTGCAGATAAATCGAAAAAAGCGGTGTGACGCCAGTGTGACAGCAGTGTGACAGGTAGTAGAAGGCGTATATGTTGACCTCGATTAACTCATTAAAGCGTTTCGATTTTGCGAGGTGGGTATATACAATATACCCACTCAAATAAATCGAAAGGCCGCCGATGCCTCAGCTGTGCATATCGTATATACACAGTATACACAGTATGCACAGCCGAGCAGCCATTCGAACGGTATCGGCGAGTGTTGTAAAATATATTCCGATAGACGAGGAGGGATATTTTTGCCTTACATCAAATTCAACAACGCGATACAGCGCAAGCGATATTGGCTCGGCGAAGACGGCATCGAGCTGATCAACGACTGGAGGCGCCGAGGGCTCTCGGTGAAGGCGATCGCCGAGGACAAGATCGGCGTCGCGCACACCACGCTCGCGAAATGGCGCCAGCAGTCGCCCGAGCTGGACAAGGCGCTCACCATCACGGAAGACCTCGTAGACGGTCAGGTGGAAGGCGCCTTGCTCAAGCGTGCACTTGGGTACGACTATTTCGAGGAGACATGGGCGCTCGACCCCGACACAGGCCGGGAAGTGTTGACTAGGAAGGTCAAGAAGCACGTGCCGGCAGACGTGAAGGCCATCGCCATGTGGCTGTTCAACCGACGTGGTGACGCCTGGCGGTCGATGCAACCCCAGTTGCCTGCCGACGACGGCGACATCATCGACGTCAAGAACGTGCTCGTGCAGATCGAGGAGGCGGCAGATGGAGATAAGGCTGACGCGTAAGCAGGCTGAATATGTGCGCGAGGCGCACCACCGCTGGAACCTCGCCACGGGTGCGGTGCGTTCCGGCAAGAGCCACCTGGCAGTGCAGTACACGATCCCGGACCGCTTGATCAAGTTGCGGGGCAAGAAGGGCCTGGCGTTGATCCTCGGCGCCACGAAGGAGAACATCGAGCGCAACGTCTTGACGCCGATGCGTGACATGTGGGGCGATAAGTTCGTTGGTGACATCAACGCCCGTAATTGGTGCGAGATCTTCGGCGAGCGCGTGTACTGCATCGGTGCCGAGAACGCCGGCCAGGTATCGAAACTCCGAGGCTCTGAGGTCAAGTTCGCGTATTGCGACGAGATCTGCGACATCCACCCGGACGTATTCGAGATGCTGAAGAGCCGACTCTCCCTGCCGTACAGCGAATGCCACGGCGCATGCAACCCCGCAGGCCCGACACACTGGCTCAAGCAGTTCATCGACAAAGGCGAGGCAGACCCCGGCATTGACATGTTCGTGCAGAGGTACACGATCGATGACAACCCGTTTTTGCCTCCGGCCTATGTCGCCGGCCTCAAGGCGGAGTACCGCGGCACGGTGTACTACGACCGGTATATCAGGGGCCTGTGGGCGAAGGCCGAAGGCCTCGTGTACCCGAACTGGAAGGATGCCCAGGAGCCGACATGGTCGCCGCATGACGTACGCGGCTATTGCGTGAGTATCGACTACGGCACGCAGAACCCGTTCCATGCGATCAAGTGGATGCTCGACTCCGCAGGTGTGTGGCACGCTGTCGGCGAGTACCGCTATTCAGGCCGTGAGGAAGGCAGGCAGAAGACAGACCCCGATTATGTCGACGACCTGGTCGTGTTCACGGATGACGCACCTGAAGACGCGGAGGTCGAGGTCATAGTCGACCCCAGCGCATCGTCGTTTATCGCACAGCTGCGAAAGCGCGGCGGGTTCAAAGTCAGGAAGGCCGACAACGATGTCGGTGACGGCGTGCGCGATACGGCATCGGCGATGCAGTTGGGCCAGGTCAAAATCGGCGACACACTCACCGAATTGGCGCGTGAGTTCACCGGCTATGTATGGGATGATAAGGCAGACCAAGACAAGCCGGTCAAGGTCGACGACCACGGCATGGATGCGCTGAGGTATTTCGTGAAGACCAAGCGCGTATACAAGCCGCGTGACATGGTATACGAGTCGCCGTTCATGGGCGGCGCTGACGAGGGACCCAGGAGGTTCGCACTATGAGATGGGACGAGGTACGCGACGACAAGTCGCGCATGCTCACGTATCAAGATTTCGTGGAGGCGGGCGACGCCAACCGCGAGGGCTTCGTACTGGAGGCGATCGAGCGGCATAAGTCGAGCAAGGCGTACCGCATGGCACGCATGGCTGATGCGTACGACCGCCAGGAGAACACGACTATCAACACCTATGTGCAGAAGGTCTTCGACATCACAGGTTCGAAGCTCGTGGACTTCACCGCGGGCAACAACAAGATCGCAAGCAATTTCTTCCACCGCCTGAACACCCAGCGCACTATGTACTCGCTCGGCCAGGGCGTGTCTTTCATCGATGTCGACGAGGTGGGCAAGAAGGACGAGACAAAGGAGAAGCTCGGCAAGCATTTCGACCACGACCTGCGCACGCTCGCATACGACGCGCTCATCCACGGCGTGTGCTTCGGTTTCTGGAACCTTGACCGCATGTTCGTCTTCCCGCTGACCGAGTTCGTGCCCCTTTGGGATGAATACGACGGCACACTCAAGGCAGGTATCCGCTTCTGGCGTATCGACAGCTCGCGCCCGATGCAGGCCGTGCTCTACGAGGCCGACGGCTACACCCGCTACCAGAGCCGCCAAGATGCGAACGGCGTCACGAACGAGCGCCTCGAGGCCGTCGATGAGAAACGGCCCTATATCGAGAAGACGAGCTATACGCCCGCCGACGGCATCGAGCAGGTGATCGGCGGTGAGAACTACTCGGCGTTGCCGGTGGTGCCGATGTGGGGCTCGAAGCTCCATCAGTCGACGTTGGTGGGCATGCGCCAGGCGATCGACAGTTACGATTTGATCCGCAGCGGTTTCGCGAACGACCTCACCGACTGCGCGCAGATCTATTGGCTCGTGTCGAATGCGGGCGGCATGAGCGACAAGGACCTGCAGAAGTTCCTCGACCGCCTGAAGATCAACCATGTCGCGCTCGTCGATTCCGACGACGGCGGCAATGCGCAGGCATATACCCAGGAGATCCCGTACGCCGCACGCCAGGCATACCTGCAGTCGATCCGCGACGGCATCTACGAGGACTTCGGCGCCCTCGATGTGCACACAGTGGCCGCAGGCGCGACCAACGACCACATCGATGCTGCATACCAGCCGATGGACGAGGAGGCGAGCGATTTCGAATATCAAGTCTCCGAGTTCGTGCAGCAGCTGCTCGCCCTCATTGGTATCGAAGATGCGCCGGTGTTCAAGCGCACACGCATCAGCAACCAGAAAGAACAGGTCGACATGGTGATGAGTGAGGCTCCGTATCTCGACCATGAGACGGTATTGCGCAAGCTGCCGAACATCTCGCCCAGCGAGGTGTCGGCGATCAAGGAACGCCTCGACGCCGAAAACGAGGAGCGCATGGGCATGCTTGTGAACACCACTGCACCTGCTGGCGATGACGACGATGACGATGATGACATGCTTTAGTGTTTAAGGTGGTCCTACCGTGAAAAAGATCCATTCAGTTGATGAGATCCCTCTCATTAAAGGAACATATGGGTGGAAATACGTAATGGCTGACGGTCATACATCGTCAGAATATGTATACCCGACAGTCGAAGTAGCGATCGCGAAGGCTTTGGAATCCGGTGGGTATGAGCTCGTGCCAGCCGAAGATTCTACGGCTTCGACTGGCACTAAGACTAAAAAGCCTCCCGCCGTTACCAAGACTGGGCCTAAAGTCGTTAAGACATATAACAGTGGTAATATTGGTAAGCTCGATACCGGCGATTATGTGTTCAAGGTCGGCTCCGGTTGGTCTGAGACTACGTATTCTGACATCATGGATGCTGCTGATGCGTATGACATGTCTGTTATCGAGCATACTGCTACTGTCACCAAGACACAACAGTTTGATGGCTTCCAGATCGACACGTATTCAGACGGCACCTACGGCTACATGACCGACGGCGGCAAGCATAAGGAAGGCTATAAATCGAAAGACGGCGCCAAGAAGGCAGCCACAAAGTTCGCCGCCGCAGAGCCGAAGGGCCCGCAGGTCCTGAAGAGTGAGGACAAAGGCGGATATGTCGTCAACACATTCACTGACGGTACTTACGGCTACCTGATGCCTGACGGCACTTTCAAGAACGGCTATAAGTCGAAAGACGGCGCCGGCAAGGCAGGCAAGAAGCTCGCCGAGAAGGCCGCGAAGGCGCAGGAGAACACACAGGCTTTGCTCGAGAAGCAGGCACAGGAGCTGCAGGAAAAACTACAGCTCACCTACACCGATGCAATTAACGGTATGACCTCCCGCATCGAGGCCTCGCTCAAGGAGTTCGCTGCTGATGATGCGAAATGGCAAGCCGACGTCGCCGCTGGCAAGAAGGATGCGAAGGCATATAAAGCTTGGCGTAAGGACCAGGCGTTGCACAACGACCAGCTCAAGGCACTTAAGAAGGCGTTGACGCAGGACCTCACGGCAGCCGATAAGATGGCCATGGCATATGTCAACCAAGTGCCGGCAGGCGTGTACGCAGAGGGCATGAACTTCGCGACATATGAGATCGAGCACGGCGCGAAGGCGAACACGTCGTTCACGCTGTACAACAAGAACACCGTCATGGAGCTTGTCGCGAACGAGCCCGACCTGCTCCCGCAAGCGGCATTCGACAAGGCGAAAGATTCTGCTTGGAACAGCCGACATGTCACGTCTGCGGTGACACAGGCCGTGTTGCAGGGCCAGACGGTCCCGCAGCTCGCCGCATCGATCGCGGGTATCGCCGCCATGGACCAGCGTGCCGCGATGAAGGCGGCGCGCACCGCCATCACGAGTGCGCACTCGCTCGGCAAGCTCAAGGGATACGAGCGCGCAGCAGGCATGGGTATCGATGTCAAAAAGCAATGGCTCGCGGCGCTCGACTCGCGCACGCGTGGCAGCCACCGCCACCTAGACGGCGAGGTCGTCAAGCTCGATGCCGAGTTCGGCAACGGGCTGAAGTACCCCGGTGATCCGGACGGTTCCGCCTCTGAAGTCTACAACTGCCGCTGCACATTGGTGCCCGTTATCGGTGATGTGGAGTATGACGAGGTCGAGCGTGCCAACAAGCTCGGCAAAATGAGCTATGAGGAATGGAAAGCCGAGAAGCTGACCAAAGAGCAGAAGCTTGCGAACGCGCTTGACAGCCAGCTGAAGGATGTCGATAACGAGATCGACGTATTGAAAGAGCTCATGAAGAGTTCCGACAAGACGTATTCCGGCATTTGGAAAGACCCCGTGACACTCGCCGATTGGGACGCGAAGAAAGACGCGATCGGCGAGAAACTCGAATATTTCGAGGAGCAAGTCGCCAAGGCCATGGACGCCGGCGATGATGCTGCGTTGGTGAAGTGGCAGACGCTCATCGACGATACCGAAGATTTCAACCAGCAAGGCCAGGCATACAAGGCGCATGTCGATAAGATGTCAGCGTTGAGGCTCAAGCGCCAGTCGATCCACAAGCAGATGGTCGACTTAGGTCTCATTGAAGATTCTGCTTTCAGCGAGGAACGCAAGGCGAACGCCTGGAGGTTCACTTCGTCGGCTGAGGCCGACAAGCATTTCCGCGGTGTATGCGGTAAGGTCTGGCGTGAAGCCACCAAGCCACAACGCGACGGCATTTACGGCTATACGCAGGGTTCTGGTTCTTGGAACCGTCCGCTGTCCGGTTTCCAGAAGCCGTGGTCGCAGCCGGGTTCTGGCTGGGAGAGGAAGTTCTACAAAGGTGTCGGCAACGTGTGGATCGACTTCGAGGGCAAGGGCTCTAAGATCCGCCGCATGACTGAGATCATTGAGAAATCATCGTATGACCATGACGCATGGCTCGTACGTGGATGCGATTACAACGCCATGGAGTCGTTCTTCGGCATAGATGCATCGGAGTTGTATTCTATGGACACCGATGAGCTCAAATCACTCGTCGGCATGTCAAACCGCATCCAGTCGTTCGTGTCGACCGGTACGGCGAAGGGTAAGGGTTTCAGCGGCAAGCCTGTCGCGATGGAGATCTATTGCCCCGCCGGGTCTGAGATGATGTACGCGGAGCCATTTTCGGCGTTCTCTGGCGCCAGCTACAGTGGGCATAGCTGGGACGGCAAGAAAGAGCAACACAGTTTCGGCCACGAGTCGGAGATGATCTTGCAACGCGGCGGTTACTACACTGCGACAGACGTATACAAAGGTGATGACGGCAAGATGCATGTCGTGCTGGAATTGCACCCCGAGCAGGGTTACGATAAGTTCCAGCAGGATCCCAAAGAGTGGACCGGCTCGAAGGATAAATACAAGTAAGGAGTACCATGGCCACTGAGACACAGAAAGTACCAAACCTCGAGCTCGACGATTCGTTCGGCTGCCTGAAGCGCAACCCCCGTAAATGCCGGACCTGTGCGAACGCACACGGCCCGGCACCGTGGGAGGACTCGCCCGACAAGTCATATTGCATGGCATACGAGCGCCGTCTCGGCAACATCAAGCCGGACGCCGTATATTTCGACGGTGCCGACTGCCCGTTCTATATCGAGGAGGCATGACATGGCCGACGGTGTATCGGTGAAGCAAGACAATACAGAGCAGGTTATCGACGGTATCGATTCGGCTATCGGTGTCGCGCTCGAGAAGATCGGGCTTTTGGCTGAGAATTACGCTGAGAAGAAATGCCCGGTCGATACCGGCAACCTGCGCGGGTCGATCACGCACGAGGTGGATACCGCCGACAACGCCGTGTACATCGGCACAAATGTAGAATATGCGCCATACGTCGAGCTCGGCACTTCGCGCCAGAAGGCGCAGCCGTTCCTGAGGCCTGCGGCTTCCGAACACGGTGCACAATACCGCCAAGTGTTGAAAAAGGCACTCGGTGGCAGCAGTTAATCTGGTATTATTTATGTTAAATGCGCGAAGCAATGCGCTATACAGTATGGGGTCGAGGCATGTACCCCAGAGTCCGAAGGAATGGAGCGAACATCATGGCACTTACCCGCAAACTCCTCCGATCCATGGGGATCGAAGACGAGAAGATCGACCAGATCATCGATGCACACACCGAGACCGTCAATGCGCTGAAGGACGAGCGTGATGGGCTCAAGGATGCAGCGGACCGACTGAAGAAAGCCGAGGCAGAGCTCGAGGAGCTCAAAGCCAAGCCGGCAGACGGTTACAAAGAGAAGTTCGAGAAGGAACACGCCGATTTCGAGGCGTTCAAGGCAGATACCGCTAAGGCTGCCGCCGACCGTGAGAAGAAATCGCTGTACCGCAAGCTGCTCACCGATGCAGGAGTCGACCCCAAGCGTATGGATGCCGTGATGCGTGTCGCCGACCTATCCAACATCGTGGTCGAGGACGGCGCCATCAAAGACGCAGACAAGGTCACGGAGAAGGTCAAAGGCGAGTGGTCGGATTTCATCCCGGCCACGAATACGAAGCCCGCGAAAGTCGATACGCCGCCCGCCGGCGCAGGCGACGGCGCGGCAGAACCGAAGTCGCTCGGCGAGGCCCTGCGACAGAAGTACACCAAGCAGAACACTGATTAAAGGAGGCAATTATGCCTATCACCCTCGCAGAGGCCAAGGTCGGCATGGCCGACAAGGTCGACCAGCAGATCGTCGACATGTTCCGTCGATCCTCCCTGCTCCTCGACCGCCTCACTTTCGACAACGCCATCTCCCCCGGTACCGGCGGCTCCACGCTCGTCTACGGCTACACGCAGTTGAAGACGCCTTCTACTGCCGCCGTCCGTGCGATCAACTCCGAGTACACGGCAAATGAGGCCAAGCGTGAGAAGAAGACCACGCAGGCCATCATCATGGGCGGTGCCTTCGAGGTCGACCGTGTCATTCAGGATACTTCCGGCGCCATCGATGAGCTCGTGTTCCAGGCCGACGAGAAGATCAAGGCCACCGCTAATTTCTTTACGAATTGCGTGATCAACGGCACCGCAGCCGGTACTGCTGCACCCGGTAAGACTACCGGCACTTTCGACGGCCTCAAGAAGCTGCTCGCCAATTCTTCTACTGAGTACACCGCCACCGCGGACCTGTCTACCAGCGAGAACGTCACCGCCAACTACAACCAGTTCCTCGACGAGCTCGACGAGTTCATCTCCGGCCTCGACGGCATGCCCGATATGCTGCTCATGAACCGCAAGATGCTCTCCAAGCTCCGCGGTATCGCCCGCCGTGCCGGTTATTACGAGTCCACCAAGGACGATTTCGGCCGTACCGTCGAGACGTATAACGGCATCGCGCTCATGGACGCTGGCGAGTTCTATGACGGCTCCAACACCGTCGACATCGTCGCCGATACTGCTGCCGGCGCTAGCGCCTTCGGTACCTCCGATATCTACGCCGTCAAGTTCGGCCTCGACGCCTTCCACGGCATCTCCCCGACTGGCACCAAGGTCATCACGTCCTATATGCCTGACCTCACCCTCCCGGGTGCAGTCAAGAAGGGCGAGGTTGAGCTCGTCGCCGGTGTCGCCCTCAAGAACACGCTGAAGGCCGGCCATATGAAGGGCATCATCACCGCGCCGAAGACTGCCTAAGGAGTCGATATGCTGGAGGAGTTGCTCGCAGAGATCCACAATTGGTTCGAATGCGATTACCTCGCAGGTGAGCTCACCGTCATGGACGGCGAACTCACCCTCCCGCATGGCTTCGTCAAGAAGGGCCAGTACTACCGCATCGTCGGCAGTGTTTTTAACGACGGCCTGCACCAATACCCGGCGTCAGACCTCACAGACGAAGTATTCGACGGCGAGGTATGGGCGTTGGCCGTGCCGAAGGCAGTCATCGACATCGCGATAGAAATCGAGGCGTGGCGTAAGGTAAACCCCGATTCTGTATATACGTCTGAGTCGTTCGGCGGGTATTCGTACACGAAGGCCACCGCTTCCGACGGCATGCCGGCACGATGGCAAGACGCATTTCGCCGACGCCTCAATCGTTGGAGGAAATTGCCATGACGCTGATCGATAGTTTCAAAGGGCCGTGCGTGCTCATGGAAAAAAAGCGTGTTAGTGATGGCGAAGGCGGGTGGACGACTACATGGGTTGACGGTGCTGCCTTCGATGCTGCTATCGTCCGCGACACTACGCTGGCCGCACGCGTCGCCGAAAAAGAAGGCGTCTCCAACGTCTACACAGTGACTACCGACACCAATGCGCGACTTGAATTTCACGACGTTTTCAAGCGTGTCAGTGATGGCCAAGTGTTCCGTGTGACTTCCAACGGGGACGACATGAAGACACCTGATCGCGCGACGTTCAGTTTTGAGCAGGTGAGCGCCGAGGAATGGAGCCTATCATGACGCCGACCGCGGCGATTTACACTTTCATGGCCGGCTTCGGCGTCCCTGCGTATGCTGCGACATCTGTACCTGATAATGCGGAATTCCCGTATATCACATACGAGCTCGCAGTCGACGACTTTTGGGGCGGCGAAATCGCATCGGCTATGGACATCTGGTGCCGTGGCGACTCCGAGGCAGAGCCGAATGCGAAAGCGCGTGAAGTCTCAAAGGCACTCGTCGGCTGCAAGTGCATCCCGTGCGATGGCGGCGGAATTGTACTGAAAAAGGGTTCGCCGTTTTGCCAGAGCATGGGTGACACGGCCGACGATAAGATCAAGCGCCGCCATATCAATTTGACGGCGGAGTTTATCACCTCGTTCTGAGAGGACAAGTCAAAATGGCTAAGTTCACACAGATTCCGATCGACACTTTCAAGAAGCTCCAGCTCGGTGCCGGTCTCCTTACATCTGAATTCGACCCGGCGACCGGCGAGCTCACTGCGTCCAATATCGTCGGTGCGACGAGCGGCGGCGTGTCGTTCGAGGCCACGCCGTCATTCCGCGATTTCGGCGAAGACATCGACAACTGCCCGAAGAACACGAAAGAGCTCAAGGAGCTTGACAGCTGGGAAGCCAAGATGTCCGGCTCGTTCGTGACGATGGACACGACGGTTGCTGTGTCTGTCATCGGCGCAGCTGCCGTCGCGAGCGACGACCCGACCAAGGTCGTACCCCGCAACTCCGTCAATGACACAGATTTCAAAGACATCTGGTGGGTCGGTGACTACTCTGACATCAATGAAGATGGTTCGTCTGCGGGCAAGGCGGGTTTCATCGCGATCAGGCTCATCAACGCATTGTCGACCGGTGGTTTCAAGATCCAGTCCGGCGACAAGGCAAAGGGCGCATTTGAGTTCGAGTATACAGGCCATTACAGCATCAAGAATATCGACACCGTCCCGTTTGAACTCTACATCAAAGCCGGTTCTGCTGATAAGTAGGCAATAGCCTGAAGGAGGAATTGTAATGAAACTCAGTGACATCAAGGGCGACCGTGTACTCGACGTCATCGCCGACATCATCGACCCCATCGCAAACATGGTGCAGGACAAGGACGTCGCCGCTATGTTCAAGCGTGAAGCCGTACCCGACGGCATGGAGGCGCGCGATTTCTTCGCGAAACGTATGTGCAAGGGCCTGCCCGTTTTGCTCAAGAGCCATAAGACCGACATCATCGCCGTCATGGCGGCGATCGAGGGCGTGACACCTGAGCAGTATGCGGCATCGCTTGATTTCCCCAAGCTATTCACCGATGTCATGGAGCTCGTGACCGACGACGCGTTACTCAATTTTTTATCATCGTCGGAGACAGGGAAGGGCGCAGATGCGCCTGGCTCTGCCTCGGCGAGTTCCGAGGCCCGTTAAGGGTCGACGCGTTCGTCAAGTTCACACTGGCCCGCTATAGGAGAGAACGGGACGAGATGGCGTTTAAGGTATACGTCACCGACTCCCTATACCTCATGGGCCGGCAAAAGTTTATCGGTCGCAGATGGTACGACCAAATCAGGCCCAAGGTATATGAAGACATCGACGCCGCTGCGGTAGTGGCGGACGTCACGAAAAGGGCGGGATTGGTGGTCGTATGAATCTACTCGACCTCGCCGTCAAGATCACATGCGACGACCAGGCATCCGGCGAGGTCGACAAGATCAGCGACGGCATCAAGAACAAACTGGGTGCCGCAGCTAAAGCCGGTGTTGCGGCTGCGGCGGCAGTCGGTACTGCGACGGTCGCCATCGGTAAGACTGCCCTCGACGCATATTCGAACTATGAGCAGCTAGTCGGCGGCATCGACACCCTGTTTAAAGCCTCGTCCGGTAAGATGCAGCAATATGCGGCCAACGCATACCAGACGGCAGGCGTCTCAGCCAACCGTTATATGGAGATCTCGACGAGCTTCGCCGCAGCGCTGATCAGCTCACTCGGCGGCAATACCGAGGCCGCAGCCGATATGGCCAACACCGCCATCACGGACATGAGCGACAACGCCAACAAGATGGGCACGTCGCTCGAGACTGTCCAAGAAGCATATATGTCGCTGTCACGCGGCAACTATGAGATGCTCGACTCCCTGAAACTCGGTTATGGCGGCACTAAATCAGAGTTGGAGCGCCTGCTCTCAGACGCCGAGAAGTTCTCGGCAGCGCAAGGCAAAGTGCGCGATTTCTCTGTCGACTCATATTCAGACATCGTTGAGGCCATCCGTGTCGTACAAGACGAGATGGGCATCACCGGCACGACGGCGGAAGAGGCAGCGACTACCATCGAGGGCTCCGTCAACATGGCGAAGGCCTCGTGGGAGAACTGGCTCGCGGGTCTCGGCAATGAAAACGCCGATATGGACGTCCTGACGGATCAACTCGTCGGTTCTGTCGCTACTGCGGGCGAGAACATCATCCCGAGGGTCGGCCAGATCATGGTGACCCTCGGTCAGACGGTCGCAGATTACGCACCGGGTGTCGGCCTCTACCTCCGCAATGCGCTCATCAATGTCCTGCCTGAAGCCGTGCAAGGGCCGATGCGTGATGCGTTCGCGGGCGTCGACAAAGTCGTCGGCAAGCTCGCAGGTGTATTTAACGACAATTTGAAACCAGCGGCAGACGCCGCTGACAGCGTTTTCAGCGCGATCAGCTCTGGCATCAAGACTTTTGGCGATAACGTCAACGACCTAGTGCTCCCCGCGATCGATACACTATCGCCTGCTTTCAATGATTTCTTCGCTGCGATCCAAACCGCGCAGCCCCTGCTCGAGTTCATCGCGAACATCATCGGCGTCGGGATCGCAGCTGCGATCAGCACGGCCATCAAGTTGTTTGCCGCCATCACCGAGGTCATTGCATTTGTCATCACCGGTTTCGCGCAGCTGTATGAAGACATCTCTGGGTTTGTGACGGGCGTCGTGAATTTCTTCACGGTAACAGTACCGCAGGCGATCCAGTCACTCATCACGTGGTTTGCACAATTGCCTGGCAACATTGCGGCGTTCCTGTCGACGGTCATCGCAAATGTCGCGGCATGGGCCGCCAACATGGTATCGAATGCAGCACAAGCAGGTTCGCAATTCGTAACCAACGTCGTTAATTTCCTAGTGAGTTTACCCGGCCGTGTGCTCGGTTTCCTCAATTCGGTGATCACGAATGTGCTCAATTTCGTATCGCAGATGGGCCAGCAGGCGGCGAACGCTGCCACGCAGTTTGCGAAAAGCCTCATCAACGGCCTCGCATCTATACCCGGGCGTGTCGCGTCAATCGGTTCCAATATCATCCAAGGTATGGTAAATGGCGTCACAGGTGCCGCCGGTAAGCTGATCGATGCCGTCAAGGGTGCGGTCGGTGATGCCATCGAAGGTGCAAAAAACCTGCTTGGCATCCATTCCCCGTCACGTGTGTTCCGCAAGATCGGCCAGTATACAATGCAGGGTGCGGCACTCGGTGTCGACGACGATGCTGATTTATTGTTGCAGTCTACGGACAACGCCATGCGTGGTATGGTGAAAACGGCGCAGCCGGTAATCGGTAATGCGCTATCGGCATCCGCGGGTCAATCAGACGTCACCGAATGGCTCGCCCGTAATTTGCCGGCTATCATCTCGCAGTATACACCAGTTATGGGGCAGAAGGAATTTGGACGCATGGCGCGGAAGGCAGTTGCATATGCTTGATATTTGTTATGAGTCGGCAACTGCCGGTGTCATCCCGCTCAATTCTGGGATCTATGTCGGCAAGCCAAATGACCTGTTCAGCCGTGAATGGGATTATGACCTCGGCTACCGCTCGCTTACGTCGGTTATACGAAAGGCGCGAAAGGTGTCCATTTCAGCTGCTTTCATCGATATGGGGGCAGCTGATGCGTTGAGGCGAGCAGCAGATGCCGATGTCGCTGCGATGAAACCGGGAAGGATCCGCATCGGGGAATGGCGACAGAGGTGCTATATCGTGGCGTCATCTGTGAATAGCATTTTTGATGCTATAGTGTCGGCCGAGCTTACTGCGGTATTGCTCGACGGCGTGTGGCGCCGAGGTGAAACGACTGAATTCGTACCTGTGAACGCTTCTACCGGTTATGAATTTCTCGACATGCCGTATGACGTGCCGTATGATCTCGGGGTGACTCTCCCGAAACGCTATCTCATCGCCGGTGAATATACCACTAGCCCTGTAAAGTTGACAATTTACGGACCTGCGGTCAACCCGGCTATAATCATCGGCGCAAATACATACCAAGTCGATGTGACTGTGCCGGACGGTGGTTATATGGTCATCGATCCGATCAATCGGACTGTAACGGTCACAAGTGCCGAAGGCGAGACAATGGACGCATTCCCTAAAGCTCATAGGGGTAACGGTGTCGGGTCCGGCGAATACATCTTTGAACGTGTGCCTGCCGGGACGTCAGAGGTATCGTGGAATAATGCTTTCGGGTTTGACGCGACTGTATATGACGAGGAGGGTGAACCGGCATGGTCATAGTCGTTTATGACACGAAGAACGGCGCTGTGCGCGAGGTCGAGGACTTTGAGCTTGACCTCGCTTATGGCAGCGATGAAAACTCCTTTACTATAGCGATGATGTGCACAGAGGCCCCAGAAGAAGGCCAACTCATCTTTATCGACGCCACGGAATATGGCGGTGTCGTCGATGAATCGACGTATGACTCCGGAGTCGACTCCGCAGACACTGTGATATGCAAGGGGCGCACATGGCATGGTATTTTGGCGGGAAAGCGCTTGCTTCCAGATTTAGGCAATAGTTATTTATCTGTGTCCGGGAAAATCGGTGATGTGCTTACTTCGCTCATTTCAAGGATGGATCTCGGCGACACGTTTATAGCGGCACGCGATAACGACACAATTACATACACTTTCGACCGCTTTATCGATGGGTATAGTGGCCTCAAGGCGATGGCGAAGGCTAATGGCCGGAAGCTCGTCATGAGGCGCACCGCGACGGCAATCGAGCTGTCCATGCCGAATGTCGTGGACTATGCGAACATCGTTGATTCTGACTTACTCGATTTCACAATGACGAGTGTCCACCGATGCACCAACCACCTCGTGTGCGCCGGCACTGGCGAGCTCGAGGATCGCGCAGTCGTGCATTTCTACGCCGACGAAAACGGCAATGTCAGTCATACGCAAAGTCTGTTTGGGCTTGACGAAGTCACGGAATTTTACGATTACAGCAACGCCGACGCTGAGAAACTTGAGGAAGATGGTAAGAAAAAGCTCGAGGAATTGCAGACGTCTGGCAGTGTCCATGTAGACGCTCACGACGACATTGACGTCGATGTCGGTGATATCATTTCGGCACGTGATAATTCGCATGGGAAGTTCGTCTCCGCAACCGTAGTCAAGAAGATCATCAAATGCAATAACGGTGTCATGACTTATAATTACGAAGTCGGTGTCGAGACGAGCACTAAGACAAGTAGCAGCGGGAGCGCCGAGGGTAGCGGCGGTGGGGGCCATGCCTACTATGCCGGTAAAGGCCTCACGCTCGATAACTACACATTTAACGCCGACATCGACATAGATGATTTGAAAACAGTAGAGAAGAAGGCCGACAGTGCCATATCGAAGGCGAGTGAAGCCGTCCAGACGTGGGACAAGGCGGCACTGACAATCGGTGACGTCTCGACACTGCCAGAGGGAAGTAAGGCGACTGCTTCACTCGTAGGCGACGGCCTCACCAAAACGTTATCACTCGGTATCCCGATCGGTGCTACAGGTATCCAAGGCCCTAAAGGCGCAACCGGTGCAACCGGTGCCACAGGCCCGCAAGGGCCTCAAGGCATCAAGGGAGATACCGGCCCGCAGGGTGAGAAAGGCGCCAAGGGCGATCCGGGTGCCACAGGCCCGCAAGGGCCTCAAGGCATCAAGGGAGATACCGGTGCGACGGGCCCTAAAGGTCCTCAGGGTGAGCGCGGTGAAGGTTTCTCGATTGCCAAGGTATACGCGTCCGTGGAGGCGATGAATGCCGGGTATGCCGCAGACGGCGTGAAGGTCGGCGGTTTCGTCATTATCTCATCCGATATTTCAGACCCGCATAACGCAGAGTTGTACGTGAAAGGAGCGGGTGCTTATACGCTCGTCACTGATATGAGCGGTGCGCAAGGCGTCAAAGGTGATCAGGGGCCGACTGGCGCGCAGGGGCCGGCTGGCGCGACAGGTCCTCAAGGTATTCAAGGTATTCAAGGTACAATGGGGAAGACCGGTGCCACAGGCCCGCAAGGCCCTAAAGGCGCAACGGGCGAGACGGGACCGATCGGTCCTAAAGGCGCCACCGGGCCAACAGGCCCGCAAGGCGTCAAAGGCGACCAAGGCGAGCGTGGGCCGCAAGGCATCCAAGGTGTAAAGGGTGACAAAGGCGAGCGTGGCGATAGCGGTATCACTGTCCCTACGGCAGGGTTTTTCACGCTGTCAGTTGATGGTAACGGCGACCTGTGGGCTACCGTCGCAGACGGTGCCGGAAAACCACCGCTGATGTATGACCCGACGACCGGAGCGTTGTATTATGTCCTTTGAGGGGGTTCAGAATGACACAATACCTTATCGGCAATATTAAAGGCCCTAAAGGCGCAACTGGCGAGATGGGACCGCAAGGCCCTAAAGGCGCAAC